ATCATGGGTGCTGTATCTGTAGCTGGTGATGTATCTTTTGATCTATCACACCAAGCGGCCTATATTACAGGGCTACTCGGTGTCATGGGTGACGATGCTACTTCTAATGGAGTTATTAATATTGGTAGCGTTCGCCAGTCTTATACCTTTCATCAAACTTTTTTAGACCTAAACTCTAATAACGATGTCCACGTTTTTAAAGGTTGTGAGTTTAACAGCTTTTCTATGTCTATCCCTAGTGATGGGCTAATTGAGTGTTCTTTTGGTCTTATCGGCTCTACAATGACTACCGAGAACGCTGAGATAGATGGCGCAGAGGCTAACTATACAGACACCAACAACCCGTATCACTCAAGCGAAGCAGCCATTTTCTTAGGCGGTGCAAACACTGCTATCATTACTGACTTTTCTTTAGCTATTGATAATGGTCTAGCTACTACCAATAAAATCGGCGCTTTAGAAGCCCAGCAAGGCGGTATCAGTAAGTGTCGTGTAACTGGCTCATTTACTGCTCACTTTGACGATTCTGCTGGCGTTGGTCATTACGAGAAGTTCCTAGCGAATGATAAAGAAGCAATTGTTGTAACTTTAGGCTCAGGCACTACTGGTATGAGTTTTACAATGGCCGAAGTAGTCTATACTACTAGCACTGTTGAGGTAGGCGGTGAGGGCTTATTAAGTATCTCTGCTGAGTTTACTGCTATCTACAAAGACACCAGTAATACTTCTGCATTAGTAATTGATACTGACTTATAATAATCTAAATGCCTCGCTATGCGGGGCTTAACTTTACCCAAGGGGGGTTTATGAAGCTTACAGAACTATACACAGTTGATGCACATGAAAATGGCGCAGAGCTTAGAATTTCTGATGGCGAGGGTGTTAAAACGCCCTTGTACATAAAGGTTAAAGGAACAGATTCAGTTAGTTACCGACTACAATTAAAGAAACAAAAAGCCGCATATTTTGAGGCTGCTCAGAAAAATAAAGATGTTGATACTGATAAGTTTGTAACTGATGCTTTAGTAGCCTGTACTATTGGCTGGCGCGGTACAGATGAAAAGTTTACTAAAAAGTTATGCCGTGAGTTATACGAAAAGGCTCCGTTTGTTAAAGAGCAGATTGATAGCTTTATGGTAGACCGCAGTAATTTTACCAAGGCCAAGCCGATAAAATAATCGAGTTTGGCAAGTGGATATTCCACGCAAACGGTAGAATTGAGGGTAGTAAATCAACACGCATTGAGCAGTGGAGAGCAATCGAGAGAATATCAGGCCGAAAACCTGCTGACCTTGAAAATATGCCAATACTCGATGACCATTTATACCCAGTGTTTAACGCATGGGTTAAGATAGGTCAAGGAGTGGAAGCGATTACGCTACAAGATATAAAGGCGTACATTGATATTTATGACGACCCTTTAGAGTGGTGGGAGGTTGACGCTATTCTGGGGTTAGATAAGGCAAGGTTAAGCGAATGGCAAACGAAGTAGCAAAACTCATATTTAAAGCCGACACCTCTGATATAGATGCAGCTATAAAGCGATTAGGCTATCTTGGCAAATCTGCTAACGATGCTGAACAGCAGGTTGGACAACTAGGCGACGAAGCAAAAAAAGCAGCTCCTAAAATTAAAGGGGCGGGCGATGAAGCTCAGAAAGGCGGCAAAAAGTTTAAAGGTTTTGGCGATGCTATAGCTAAGAATAAGGTTAAAGTTCTTGGCTTTGCCGCTGCGATAACGGGTATGGCTCTTGTTATTAATAGAGGGCTAAAAGCAGTAGAGGAAGCTGGTTCAGAGTTTAGTATCTTTAGAGCTAGACTAATCACTGCTACAGGTAGCGTAGAGGCTGCCACTCAAGCATTCAAAGACCTAAACGCATTCGCACTAGAGACACCATTCACCCTCGCAGAGTCCGTTAATGGCTTTGCAAAACTAACTAACCTAGGCTTAAACCCGTCACGCGCCGCTATGGTTAGCTTTGCTAATACCTCTGCCGCTATGGGCGGCTCTCTTGAGCAAATGATTGAGGCGGTTGCTGACGCTACTACATTCGAGTTCGAGCGCCTTAAAGAATTTGGTATTAAGTCAAGCCAAGAGGGTGATAAGGTTAAATTCACCTTTAGAGGTGTAACTACTGAGATAAATAAGAGTGCTACTGAGGTATCTAAATACCTAGAGAATATAGGTAACACTGTATTTGCTGGTGCTGCTATAGAGCAAACGAAGACTCTTAAAGGTTCTATCTCTAACCTAGAGCAAGCCTTTGGTAATTTAGCTATAGCTGCTGGTGAGCTAAGTGGGGCTAATGATGTATTCGCAAAATCAAATAATGATCTAGCAGCCACGGTATCTGACCCAGACTTCCAGAAAGGCATGGCTAATTTAAGTGCTCATTTTGCTAGAATAAAAGCCTCTATCGTTGGGTTAAGCGCCGATGCTTTTGCAGGCTTTATTAAGGCTATTACTGCAACGGATATAGAGGCTATATCTGATACAGAAAGACGTATAGAGCAAGCAAACACGCGCATCTCTAACATGATTACTCTAGGGATTAGTGAAAACTCACAAACATTCAAGCAAGCTCGAAATGATTTAGCAGACTTGCAAGCCAAAATGCGAGAGTTAAAAGGTGAGTCAGTAGGTACTGTGTCCGATATTATGGGCGTTGGTGCTATGGTAGGTAGTGATAAGCCGTTTAGTATGATGGACGGCGTAAAAAATACTGGCGAGACTGCTATACCTATGGCTCCAGAGGGTATGAGCTCTGCTGATACGGTAAGAGCGGCTGAGGTTGAGCGCGTAAAGGGTATTGAGACCGAATTTCAAGAGTGGAAAGACGGGTTAGAATTATCAGATCTTGATAAGTTGAAAGCGAAGCACATGGCGATGCTAGACGCAGAGAAAGAATTTGAAGCTAATAAAAGACAGATAAAACTTGACGCTACAGAGTTAGCAGCAGCAGAGGAAGCAGAAAGAGAAGAGATAAGAGCTGAGTATAAGGCAGAATTAGATGAGACTTCGTTTTTAACGCAAGTCAATCAAGGCGATAATCTAAGAAAATTCCAAGAGAAAGTAGCAAAAGGTGAGCTTAAACTAGAAGAAATGACGGGCAAGCAAAAGGCTAAACTCGCCGTAGGCGTTGGCGGGGACATACTTGCCCATGCAGCTAAGAGTAGTGAAACAGCATTTAAGCTACAGAAAGGCTTAAAAATAGCCGAAACTATACAGAACACATACGGGGCTGCTATGGGTGCTTATAGCTCATTAGCTCCTATACCTTACGTTGGGCCAGCTCTAGGTATCGCTGCGGCTGCAGCGGCAGTTTCCGCAGGCGCAGCCAACGTCAAAGCAATACAAGCAACTAAATTTAATAAAGGCGGCACAGGTGGTGGTGTATCTAAGCCATCTATGGGCGGTGGCGGCGGCGGTGGCGGGGTATCTGCTGGTAATGCGGCGAGTTTATCACCTGTACAAGAGACTGCAAACGATGAGCAAGCCAGTGCAGCACAAACTGTAAATGTAACTGTAGACGGCACTATTGACCCTAGCGGTGCAAGGCGTATCATAGAGGCCATAAACGAGGCTACAGAAGACGGCCTAGAAATTAACGCATTGGTGGGTTCATAATGTCTGGAGCAATGTTAGTAGAAAACGAATTACACCACGGCTACTGGCGTAAAAAAGGTGGGACGACAGTTATAACTTACAGCTCCTCAGGTGGTGATGCTGCTGCTGGGCATGGCTTTGAGAATTGTATTGATGAAAACGCTGGTACTACGTTTAAGATAGCAAACTCTACACAAGCTGTTATAACATTGCTCTTTCCTACTGCCATTTCTATGAACGGCTTTGCTATTTACGGTCACAACTTGACCAAAGATCAGGGTGTTAGTATTGCTTATGACACCGATATCATTGGCGGTATTTCTGGGACATTCCATGATGCGGGTTCAATTTATACTGATATATATAAACCTAGTAGTAACTCATATAAACCTTTCGGCGCTATGTGGACTGATGGGAATAGAAGCGTAAGACGACTGCAAATCACAACCCTAAACTGGACAACTGAAAGTTATATATCAATTATGTCTGCGGGTCAGTGGGTTACTTCACACATTGATGTTACTACTCCATTTACGCCACCTAGCTTTGCGCCTTACGAGAATACAATCAAGCGAAACAATAAAGGCAATCCATTATTAAATGATGTGCGAAAAGTTCCGCAAAAGTTAAATATAAAACTAAATAACTTTAGCGAAGATGACCTTGCAGATACTACTGATGTTGCGTTTACCACACGTATAAACGGTGAAGTAAAGGCATGGCCGATGATTGAATATTTAGGGTACTACCTTTCACGCTACCCATTTTTTGTAATGTATACGCAAGGTGTAAGTGGAGAAACTGACGCGCAAATTGCAGAAGACAGAAATAGGCTTTATTACTGCACGATAGACAGATCACTAAAGCAGCCTAGTTACAGCTCGCCAACCTTATTAAAGTGGAACATTAACGCAATTGGGTATATTGAATGAGCCAGCTTTTTACGCCTTATCACTTATACGATAATTTACTGTTGTGGCTTGACGGGGCTGACCCTAATGCTAATGACGGTGATGGCGTACCTGTACAAAATAAGCCTTTGTATCAGTGGGTTGATAAAAGCCAAAATAAATACGTTTTTGAGCAGAATACTGCTGCTGATGCGCCTACCTACGACTTAGCAAATAAAAGATTAGCCTTTGACGGCACAGAGCATTTATCTTGTCCTAATATAGATAACTTTCCTACTGCTTTTCATATGTTTGTGGTCGGCTCTATAACCTATACAGCTTCTACTGCGACTAATGTTATTGTATCTTGTGACTCTGCCGACACAGAATCAGACTGGACTTTTGTGCAAGAAAAAGATTCTGATGAGATAGAGCCTAAATTTACATTCCAAGACACAAGCGATACAACTAGAACTTCTAACAGCTCTATTACTGTTACAAATGGTGCACCTGCAATCTTTGAAGTTTTGGCAGACTCTCTTGCCTCTATACAATATGTGGATGTAAATAACGTCAATAATTATAGCGGCGCAGCATCTAACGCAATAAAGCTAGATAATGACGTTGTTATTAACCTAATGAAGAATATCGCAGGTGAAGAAACGTCAGGCACGATTTACGAAGTGTTAATTTTTGATG